GTTTACTCCTATGGATAAAAATAATAAACCTTTAAATTATAATGAAGATGTCTAAGTTCCTTTGTTTAAAAGTGAAAAGGATATTAGGTTGTTTTATGATAAAATATGGAATCATAAGAAGAAATAGCACTGTCCTTACAAGATATATAATACTGTTGGAGAAGAACTTGGTCCAATGTCTCTTCTAATTAAAGAAGAATCTAAAAATAATTTTCATGTCTATATGTCTCTTGATATATATGAACATATGTTTAAATCTACTCTATTTACTAATATTCCTTATGCCTTTGGTGTTGAGAAATTAGATAAAGATATATTTGATATATAAAAAGAGTAGTAAGATGAAAAACAAAAATTGTTAAAAGAAGAAAAAGAAAAAGAATAACAAAAGAAAATTACTGATGAATTAGTCGTTAAATAAAAATAATAATAAATTTCTCTATTACATAGAGTTTTAGGATAGGATTATTAATCTTGTGAAGATAATAAAGGGTTTGTCAAAGCCCTTTAATTTATTAATCTATACGAAGGAGAACTACATTGTTATGTTGAATCTAATCGTAATGCTCTTTATTTTGGTGAAGGTACCGCAGGGCAACTTCAAAATGGTTATGTTACTATTGATGTTAGATCAGGTAAATCATTAAAACTGAAATATATAGATTAGTACCATCCACTTATTAATACTTCTATTGTTTGCTCTATTTAAATAGGTTATAGGTGTTGGTTAGTTAAGTATAAAAAATCATTTATAGATATTTTTAAAACTGTTAATACTGAAGCTGTCTTTAGTACTAAAGCTCCTTATATTTCTATTCTTGATGATGAAGGAGATATTCAGAAAATAACTTGTGATGTTTTTATTTTGGATAAAGTTAAACATACTTCTAGTATCGTTTAAATTAAAGATATAGAAAAGAGAAACCTTTATGTATGTAGACTTATGGCTTTATCCGGTTATGCTAATCAAACATCTTTTTCTCGTAATATCGAATTTAATGACCCTTATTAAGAGTTATTTAATCAATATTATGAAGCTGTTTTTTATTAGTATCATTCGAACCTTTTTACTTCTGTTAATCATGATCCAC